TTGCTATCGCCTGAGAAAGCTGGTACATTGCCGTAGATGCCTGCTGCGAAGACGAACCGGATGCTGCCGCTAAGTTAGCAATACCTTGAATGGCTTTTGCTGATTCTTCCAAACCAACTCCAGCAGCCGTGAAGGTACCGATATTGCGGGTCATCTCAGCGAAGTTGTAAATCGTCTTATCGGCATATGTATTTAACTCGTCGATGACTCGCGTAATGTCCTCCATGGTTGTACCCTTACTCGCAGTATTGGACATGATCGTCTGGATAGCGTTGATCTTAGTTTCATACTCTGAGAAACCAGCCTTTATCGGATCAATAGTTAGAGCTGAAACGATCCTCTTTCCGGCATTAATCGCAGAATTGGTGATATTTGCGAGGGCTGTTACTGCCATGACCTCAAGAGCCGAAAACTTCATACGAACTGATTCTACAGCCCCGCTAAGTCCTGACATACTGTCATAGCTTCCGGTCAGATTCAAACTTTGTTTAAGTTTATCAAGAGTTGACATTGTGGCTTTGACATTTGACTCAAATTGTTTATTGTCAAACTGCATCTCAACAACTCTTGAATCGATTGTCCTGCTCATAGCTTAGTAACCTCCCTCCATGCTTCATTTACGATTTTGTCAAAAATAGGCTGGATAGCAGGATTGATGTAGTCTCGCCCCTGTACCCAGCCGCCGTTTCGAGTTCCATGACCATACTGTAGAATAATTGCAATTGGAACTCCATTTTGAATATTTGAGTTATAAAAAGTAATCTTTGCCGATCCTTGTTTGTTGGTTATCTCATAACGCCACGAATCAGCTGTGAGACCGGAATCGACAGGTGTTGCAGACGCAAGGGCGGCTACCCCCTCCCGACCATACTTGTCGAGATCTCCGAGACGTACAGCCTCTTTGGCTTTCTCCAAGAAACGTGTCAGTTTAGAGAAATCACCCTTTTGTCTAAACTTTATCATACAAAATTCTCCTTTTATAGAAGTTAAGTTGTATCACTGTTTGACGTTGAGACACTTGTATTCTTCGAAATGGCATCAACAATAGTCCCTATAGCATCTGATGCTGTTTTCAGTTCTTCATTGCTATCTTCAAAAGCAATCTTAATAGCAGCAACAAGTTCCTCCACAGAAATCTTTCCGTCACTATTAGAGTCCGCATATGCAATCCTCAGCTTGAACTTCTGGTAGATGTAGATAGAGGCAGGGATTATCGCGATGATTGCGCTAGCAATGCTCGAAGCGGTATTGTTGCTCCCATAAATCAGATTGACTGCCGCGAGAGCAAATGCGCCAATAACAGTCCATAGTGTCGCGCTCGTTTTAAATTTTGTAATAATAGTATTCATTATTATCCCCCGTTCTAAATTGCGGGGCTATTATAGTTGCCCCCGCTATCCTGCTTGAAATCAGCAGCCTTTGCTGATTCAAAAGTTATTCCACCCTCTTTGTGATCCGACTTCGCAAGGTTGAGATATCCAGTAAGACCGGCTCCGATGATTACCTCGGCCAGACCGACAGCAGCCGTAAGCCACGCTGCCGTGGAAGTATACTCGTTTCTAATGCAGTAATACATCAGGACGAGAGTCTCCTGTGCGATGATAAATCCAGCAAGCACGACCAGAAGTGTCATTACCTTGCTCCATTCGCGCTTTTTCTTCACAGGCGCGGCGGTTTCATGCTTGCCCCGTTCCATTATACTTTACCCATGAGCTGAGCGAAGCGGTAAAGCACCGTTACAAACTGCTCGCGAGTCAGAAGATCCTCCCACATATAGTTCGGATTTCCGTCCTTTCCGATTCCGCCTCCCGCAATCAAACCGTTTTCAATAGCCCAAGTTCTAGCCTCTTTGCTATATGTGTTGCTGTCGTTGTCCTTTAACTCTTTCCGCATTTCCAACCAGAGCTCCTTAAATTTTTCAACATCCATGTCATCATCCTCCGTATTTATTTCAGTATTAAGCCGCTTGTTGACCTCATCTGCGATTTCCCCATGCCGGTTGTATAACCAGTCGCCAGGGCATGATTTGGATGCAAACCACCTGTGTACTGTCATATTCTGTTTATCAATCTGTCCAATTAAATTCTTATCAGCTTTCCACAACAATGCTTTAATATTGTTTCTCTTACAGATATCCACCAAAAGATCAATCAGTGATGCGTATGCCTTGTCAGATACCGGCCACGGATCAGCGGCTACAGTATTGGCCACTTCAATGGTGATCGCCCTGTTATCATTAGACGAAGATGAGGTACACCATGATCGATCGGCTTCGTCAACATACAATGCAATACGTCCATCGCTTCCAATCCCATAATTACTGCTTGCTTTAAGATTTGGGTTGGCGAAAAGATTACCGCAATTCTCAACACTAAGATTTCCAGCCATACAATGAATAGAAATGGTATCGATAATGTGATTACGCTTGCCAGAATTATTCGGTGATAATTTTGTATATGTTACTAGCGAACTATTACTCATTTATTTACCTCCTTCTTTGCGTATTTTATCCTTTTGTATTTAACCGTTTTCTACGAGCCGCGTTCAAAGCAGCGTTGCGACTCATTATATCTTTCTTACTTCTCTTCTTAGGTGGCTGGTTCTTAATATTACAAACTTTAATCAAAGTAAGAAGACGATTAAGATGCCACTTCTGACACTCAAATGGAATATTCAACGCAATCATCCAATAATAAATAAGCTCAGCTGTAACTTGCTCTCTACTTGTTTTACTGGTTTTTTCATCCGAAAAATAAGTTGCTGTCATCGGGGCTTCTATATACTCGTTAATCTCCTTAATGTTTCCGTTGGTTAGGTAGTTGTAGACTTCTGGATCAACGTTCTGCGTAAGGGTCATACATTTTATGTAATCCAAAGTTTCTTCGAATGTTTTTTCCTGTTTTGTTAGAAATGCTTTACACCATTTGGATTCCCATTTTGAAAGAGAGACGAGGGAATGCTCCAAAGACAGCGTCTGCTCTTTTGTATAGATAAATTCTTGTTTTGCTTCGTCCCATTGCTCAACAGCTGGTATTGTAATTCGAAGCATTCCTCAATCCTCCTTAACTTTTTATTGTTGTGTAACCGGAGCCGGTATTGACTGAGTAGTCGCTACTGGAATAATACCGTTCACAAACTTAGCTGCTGCATCCGCATCGGTAGCTAGTTCCATAAATAATTGAGAATAGGCCTCGGTTTGAGAAAAAGCTGTAGAAAGTTCTTCGGACTTGATAAACCTCTTTCCATCCGGAGATTTTTCACCGTAAGCTTTAAGAATGATCTCTTTGAAAGTCTTAATGATTCTTTCGCCATCCTGTGCAGCAACAATCCTATTGAGCATTTGGGTCATGCCGCCAGAAACACCCATCTCCATTTCCAAGACCTCTGCCTTAGAAAGGTTAAAGTAGAAATCCTCAGTCCTTTTATTTCCATCGAAGTCCTCGTAAATAATGGTTTTTTTCAACATAATAAATTTTCTCCTTTCGATAATTAGAAATAGGGGAGCCGCCAGCCCATCACTGAATACGACTCCCGCAAAACAAATGGAATACTGTTAGTCATAGACTGTTGATTGTATTGGGTTTCCGATATTATCCAGAATCAATTCACTGTCTGAATCTCCTAAATACGCATAGAATTGAAAAAGCTCTCTAATTTCCGAAATCAAAGGAAGTCTTGCTGTAGCATTAGAAGAACCATATAATACTTCTTCTATACCTCTTAAAACGTTTACTAAACCGGATGATTTAAATTTTGTAGAGTCAAGAACCAAAAACGCAGTCGGTTTAAATCCATCAACCGATGCCGGATTAGTACTTATCTCCCAAGAGAAAGTAATGGCTTCCGGACTGTCATTTATGGTATTAAATTCTCTTTCAGAATCAAAAGCTAGACAATCATAAATAATATGGATTTTATACCCAAGATTATTGCCGTGAATATCATTACCAATTAAAGTTCGAAAACATAATCCAAAACGTGATTTTTTTTGTTGACCGATCGTAATCCCTGGAATTATTGAATGTTGACCGAGACATTGCTTAAATTCTTCTGGGTATGTGTAAGCTTCTATTGTGGCATTGAATTCTTCTGAAGACATAAGATTCAAATATTTAGTATTGTCAGCATATATGGGCGTAGGTTCAGCTCCGGAAGGACTTTCGGTTGCCGCTGTAAATCCGTTCCAGACAACGCCTTTAGGATATTCTTTTGAAACTTTTAAATATAAAACAGCGTGGTCAATTCCAGTTTCGTATAAACGCTTACCGTTTTCATCCCATATAAGTTTAGAAATTCGAACCTCCTCCCTTCCCTAAATTAAAAAAATAGAGCCCTCATATTTCAGAGAGCTCTAACAAATACGAAAACGATTAAGCTATGGTAGTAAAATTCTTAACTTGAGCAGCAAGAGTCTTTCCGTAAATATCTACTACCCCGCCGATTGTGACAATATAAGTGGAACTATTGGAAAGATTTGCAGTCGGATCAAACGTAAGTATTTTACCAGTTGAATCCCATGATTTCGTTCCGGCAACGATAGTTCCATCAGATTTAGTAACAACTATAGATTCACGGAGAATTTTGTTGTTAAAAGTCAGGACAACATTAGCATCAACGGCTACGTTATCTGCGTCATCTGCAGGAACAATTGTAGATAATGCGATAGCATCCGGAACAGTTCCTCCAAACAAAGACGAAATCTCATCGGGAAGCGGAAGATACGGATCGTTATCTATAGTACCATAGAGAATTTCCTCAAGAGCTTCTAAATCGGCAGCGTTTACCTTAGTAGAATCTATGACGATGGAAGCAGTCGGTTTAAAACCGGTCACAGAAACAGGAGTAGTAGTTATCTCCCAAGAGAAAGTAATAGCTTCTGGACTGTCGTTAATAGTGGAATAACCTTTTTCAGAAGGAGCCGCAAGAGCACCATAAATTATGTGAAGTTTATAACCATGGTCATTACCATCAACGTCGTTACCCAGAGTGGTCTTATAAGAAAGCCCAAAGACTTTTCGATTCTGCTGTCCGATCATCACGCCGGTAGCAATCTCAGCGGAACCGTCACACTGAGCAAATTCATCTGGATACGTGTAAGCCTCGATAGTTGCACCAAACTCCTCAGCGGAAAGAAGATTCAAATATTTAATATCGTCAGCATATATAGGCGTAGGCTCAGCTCCGGAAGGACTTTCGGTTACCGCTGAAAGTCCATTCCAGGCAACACCTTTCGGATAAGTACCTCCGGTTCCTTGTAGATAAAGCACACCCTTTTTAACACCGGTTTCGTAAAAACGCTCACCGGTCTGGTCCCAAACAAGTTTAGACATGTTTTTATCCTCCTTTTAAAAATGTAGAATGAAAACGTCATGATTGAGATTGTTCGATTCAAAGTGCCGATTAAATTGACAAGTTGGTAAAACCGCTACCTTATTAACAATCGAACTATCGGGGTCCCCATCAATGACTGTTACAGAATATTTCCTTTGAGATAAATAAACCCCGTCATCTGCAAACGTATTCTCGATGTTTTCGAGACCGTAAACAATGGCGGGGTATTTCATTTTTACTGATTCAGGGGGTTGAAAATACACGTTTCGACTTCCGAGAAGATTCTCGAATAAAGTCTGTAGTTCTAGCCTACTAGGCATTGTATACACCCCCTATAGTCAATATTAATCTCGGGTACTGAACTTCAACATTTGTAATCTTCCATTTAGCACCCATAAACTCAACGTAGCGCATCGAATGAAAATTCTGATTGGCAAACGGATCGGCTACAATGCTGATCTCATTTGCAACATTGATGTTGTCGTTGAGTTGGTCGGTGGTCTGAAGTCTACGAGTATTTCGGACAAGTTCACCGTAATACATTTTCTCGGTAATCTGCTCCTTCCACACTCCTGGCTTTGTTTCCACCGTTTCAGCGTAGCCGATTACTCCGTAAAATTTAGCCATTTTGAATTTTCTCCTTTGTTAACCCTGCGCTTCCTCGGTTGTGAGTTCCAACGCAATAGCAGAGTAAGGCTTAATCAAAGCACCAGAGCAGCGAGTCTCAATAAGGTACTTTTGAGCATTGTAGTCGATATCGAAATCGTCGAACATGTTAACGGCTCCACCTTTATCAGCCCCGATATTGTAATCGGTCAAGTTGACGATAATACCCATAAGGCCATATGTAGTACCATCGTCGACTCTGCTGAGATTTTCCATTACTGGAACAGTTACGATTTCCTTAACGCGAAGAGTAGTAGCAAGTTTCGAAACAGAATCGTAGATAACTCGACCAGTGGTGTCTTCCATAAGCAGACAATCGGTAAGAACATCCTCAGTGGTATACAAGGTTGGCTCGCCGGAACCCTTGTAGCTCTTACGGGACTTGATGGCCGCACGAATAAATGCCTTAGCCTTCTCGTCAGCTGTGGCATTAGCAGCAACAGTTACAGGAGCTTTAATGGTGTATAGATCGGCGTCGGTCCAGATAGGACGAATATTCTGCTCATTGATTTTGTCATCGGAAGAACTCAGACGACCGTCGCCAACCAGAGCAGCACGGGCAATTTCCTCGTCTAACATCACGCGCATCTCGGACTTGAGCCAAGCCACGACGTCAAAATCAGTTATGTCAACAACATCGTCACGATCCAACTTCTGTTTCTTGTAGATGGTAGTCGGAGTTGTCGTACGCTTCAGCAGAGTGAATACTTCATCCTTCTTCAGATTGCCCTTGATGTAACCTTTAGCACGGGCATCTTCTTCTGTGATATCCGCGAAGATGGATTTAATTCTGGAGAACGGAGTGTGGTGTACAGATTTCATAACCTTCTGAACCCAACCCATATCTCTCTGAATAAACTCAGGGGTATTGGTAACATTCTTAGCATCAGGGAACAGGTAATCGATGTTTTCGATACCATGAGCGAGAACAGCATCTCTAAGACTACCGTAACGCTTAACATTGGAGAAGATGGCCTCCATATCGGAATGGCTCAGAACATCCTTCTTAGCGTCTTCCTTGTCAAACACATTATGCTTCATAGTTTTATTTCCTCCTTTAGAATCGTCATTATTGTTGTTATCTTCGGGCTCTTCTTTTTCCTCAAGAGCCTGTCCAATCATAGCATAGACTACCGTTTTCTGTTTTTCGGTAAGAGTGTTGAAGACGTCGGCAACGGTTTCCTCGTCTTCTTTTTTATCGCTCTTGGGCTCTTCCTTCTTATCCTCGGTTTGTTCTTTCTTTGGCTCATCTGCGTGATACATCGAAATATTTTCACCCGTATAGATAATAGCCTCTTCATCGGAATACTCTCCGTGACGAATGATATTATCAATAAATGCTTCTGGGTTAGCTCCTGCAAGAACAAGACTTACTTCGCGAATTGAGCCGTGAAGTACATTAGAACCCTGCTGTTTTAATTGATTAGCGTATATGGATAGAGCAGATACGTCGCCGTGTTCAACTAAAAGTTTTGCATTCTTTCCAGATTCTGTTTCATTGAACTTACAATGGGCATAAACACCCTCGTCGCGATTCTCAAGCAGAGCGTGCCCAAGAACGTTAAGAGGATCGTTGTGCTGGTGATTCCATACAAGAGGAACCGTCTGCCCGTCATTATGCTTAAATGCGTCTTTCATGATGGTTCTTCCATCCGAGCATTTGAGATTATTTCGGGTAGCCCAGCCACTGAAATCAAATGTCTTCATTTTGATTTTTCTCCTTTCTAAATTAATCTGTCCATTTGAACGTCCATTGTGTTACAGACTCAGCTGAGAATTTATAACCTTCATCTGGAGTAGCTGTAACTGTTACTTCTACATCTTTCGTTATAGGTTCTTGTGGACCGGCTACTAATGCGGTGTCTCCTATTTTATAAATTACTCCTTCTACATCCGGTATAGTTATCACTCCGGTTGTATCATTAAATGTCGGAGCAACGGTCGTTACTTCTATGTCAGACCATTTGAACGTCCATTGTGTTACAGACTCAGCTGAGAATTTATAACCTTCATCTGGAGTAGCTGTAACTGTTACTTCTACATCTTTCGTTATAGGTTCTTGTGGACCGGCTACTAATGCGGTGTCT